CATGTTTATTAAATGTCGCTTTCTCAGGCTCATTACCAGGCTGGATGTTATTTAGTAATCTAAGCAGATCATTTTTATTCATATTATTCTTCGTCAATCAGTGTTATGTTTTCTTTACTTTCTTCCCATTCTGATTTATCCTCAGTAAGACCAATACCATCTAGACTTCCTAAGATATGTACCCACTCATGAGCATGTTGTTTTTTATACTCATTAATATCTTTATTGTCATCTTTAATAAAACCATGAACTGTAGCTACAACTGTATTTTTAGTTTGTAGACCTGTAACGTGGTTTTTATCTACTGATACTTTAGTGCGAACTGCAAATTCTACTTCTTTACCATCCTTAGTCGCTTTTAGTTTACTTGTCCCACTATTAGTAATATTACCAAATGTAATTACAATAGAACCATCTAAAAACATTGTTTCACCATTTTTCATCTTCATTTTAGGTTGAGAAAATATATTCTCAGCTGGTGCAATCCAAATTTTATTGATTGCTACCATTGAATTTGTAAATTGTGAATTTTCTTTACGTGATAATGGAAAACGTTGATTAATAAAATTTCCAAATTGTTGTGACATCGCACCTGCATTCCACATTGGATTATTTTTATTTGCTTCAACACTCATTTTACAAGGTATAGAACCTATTGAATCCCAAAAGAAACATAAATCATAAGGTAAATTACCTTTCTTTTGTTCATCTAATAAATCAGCTATAAACTCTGCTACATCTTCAATAGTACCTAATGTACTTCTATCATTATATAGGAAGAAACCTTTATAATTTACAATTTCACCTGTTGTTTCATCAACAACGTCTTCAATTTGAAAACCCATTTGTTTAGCGTGTTCCCAAGACCATTTCATCTCTGTAATAATGAACACAGGCAAAATGCCCATTTTCTGGGCATTAATTGCCAACTCAAGTAAAGCTGTTGTTTTACCTGTATTACTGTGTCCTCTTAAAAGATTAATATGACCTATAGCTGCACCTGGAAGTGAAGTTGAATCTTGTAATGCTTCTGAAAATGGGATCCATCTCTGCTCTTTAAACTTAACTGTACTGTTAAGTAGTTTTTTCTCTTTAAATTTATCAAGGTTAAAACTTGATTTAATTTCTTCAGAGACTGCTGTCATTAAAGATTCTTTCTTTTTAGCCATAATCTATATTAAATTAATTTTTATTCTTCGTCCTCAAACAAAGCATCAAACTTAGCTGCTTTAGATGTTTTTGTAGGAGCAGTTTTTAGAGCATAGTTAGCTTTAGGAGCAGGTGTTTCATCTTCTGCTTCATCATCTTCCCAAGGTAAATCTTTAGGAGCAGTATTAGTAGCTTTAGCAGGTGCTACTTCTTCTTCTTCTTCCTCAGTTTCAGCTTCAGGATTCAAAAACTTCTCTAATACACTCTTAAGATCTTCAAATGTATTTTTCTTTTGAAGTTCTAAAACATTAGGTTGTTCAGATAACCAAGATTTAATTTGAGTTTTATCTGTACCAAGTGGTGATGTTTTTGGTTTAACACGAATTGAACACTTGATACCTTGACGACCACCAATATCACCCATTACAGCTTCAACTGTAAAATCACGACCGTCATTGATATCTGTAAAATCTCCATAATCCTCATCCTCAGCGATGCCGAGTAATTGCATATAGATTTCTTTACCAAATTCCCAAAGGCGAACACCTTTATCTTCTTCACCACGTACAACTACAGGAGCAAAAACTCGCATTTTAGGATCTAATTTCTTAGCCAATTGCCAATTTTCTTTCTCACTTGTGCCACGAAGTTGTTTAGCAAACTCAACAATAGGATCTTTTTCACCCCAGTTGGTTAAAGCATAAATAGGGAATTTAGAGAATCCGTAGTGTACAAACACTTCTTGAAATGGATTTTCTTTGTTGAGAGTTGAAGGTACAATTCGAATTTGATACTTACCTTCTTGTTTTGGTTTCCAATAGTACTTGGAATAATCGACCTTTTCTTTTTTCTGTCCGGACGACTGTAGAGAATTCAATCTCTGTTTAATAGCATTAATGTCCATAAAAATTTGGTTTTTAAATTGTTAATATAATATACTACTTATTTTTAATAAGGCCAAGCTAGCTTCTAAGAGCTTATAAACGGCCATGTCTTAAGTATTCAGCGTTAACGTTAGTTACCAATAAATTACAACTCAACAATCTTATACACTCTTGTATTCAATTGTTTTAATTCATTATGTTGGGTCAATAAGATACAGTTGCGATAGTGCATCCAATTAATTCTATAAGACACATCCACTACACCACCATTTAGCTTCTTAATAAGTTCATTAAGTGCATTAATAGTGTATAATGTGTTGGTTTCTTTTTTACGGTGAACCAATATAGTGTTTTCAGGAATTTCGTTTAAATTGGAATAATCTATGTTGTATGTGCAAACATATTCATCACTATTCTTAATCTGTAAGACAAATATTTTATTGTACAGTACATTGTACTGAATTTGTATATCATCTATGAGATTATCAATCTCATCTAATTCTGAAAATGTGCAAAATAGTTTATTACTCACATCATCAAAGTTTAAGTCTGTTATATCAAACCCATAAGGTTTATTATACATATGTTGTGAGTGAACTAAGGTCATAGTAGTTGTATCCATATTTCATTTTGTATTTTAAGCCATAACTAGCAAAAACAGAACATATATCTTCTAACAATTCTAATTCGTCTTTGCTAATGTCGAATAGGAAAGCATCGTAAGTATACAATACTAATTTAGTTTTATGACCTTTTATTATTGGTAATATATCTTGTAATATTAAAATGTTTTGTGATGTCTCTAAATTTTGAACCCAATAGTTAAATAACTTTTGAGGACCCATATTAGGTAGTTGTTCTTTATAGAATCTATGATTAGATATGGGACATTCAATATAACCCTCAGTATTAAACTGTTCCCATAAAGTATCTATTAATGTTTGGGTTTTAGAGAAAAATTCTAAATGTTTATAATCATCAAATATACCTCCATATAGTTGTTTAAAGGTAAGTTCTTTACTTGTTTTATAATCTACTCCATAAAGTTGAGCCATATGTTCATGTATTGACTCTTCTCCAAAACTATAACCAATTTGTTTAGCAATTAAAGTTGGATGGTATGAATCAATATCAATATCAATAAGTTTTCCATTTGAAGATACAAATGCTTTTCTAGAACCATCTTTAGGTAACGCAGCAAAATTAATACCATTGAAACTATTAGATGGTCTTTTAGTTGTAGTATCTACGTTGTACTGTGAGTATACAACATTGTTTTTTATTGAATAGAGGGTATTGTTTGGTGTAAAATAGTCGTCTATAAGCGTTGTATTCACACTAATACCACTTGATTCTATTGTCTGGAATAGCTCTATTGCTTTATTATAGAATTCAGATTGTGGGGTAAAGTTTATATGTTTAAAATATTCTTCACAACGCTCATAGTGTTTAGCAATAGGAATAAATTTGTTTATATCATTCCTGTTTGGATATTGTCTATGGTAATAATCATAGATAGGAAATGATAAGTTCTCTGTATTGATAGGAGCATGTATTAGATTCTTTTTGTTTAAAAAATACATACTTGTTTTCTTATCCCTAACAAATACTTCTTTATAACTAGCTATAAACTTTTTTACTTGTTGAAATGGGATAGAAAACGATTCATTATGAGAAATAGGGATAATATATCCTTTTTTATCACCCTCAGGTCTAATGTAAACTAATGAAACATCATTTAAGGCAGGATGGGTTAGATCATGGTTAAGAATCAGTTCAACAAAACATCTGTTAGTTTGCTGTTGAGCAAACTCCTCAAATTGATGTTGACTTTCTATTAGATAATACATAACCTTTATTTATCATAATATAACAAAAAATTACCTTAAGCCAAGTTAAGGTTTTTCTTTATAATATTGTATCCAATCTTCTTTTAAATAAAACCCTAAACCAAAAGCTTGATCTCGTTGTTCAACTAATTCAGTAACATTTTTATTTGTTTTAGTTACTTGATTTATTTCACCAGTTAAACACCAAAATAAAGAAATAGGTTTATACAAACGCCAATAAACATCAGCTTGTTTATTTTTATACTTATCATATTCTTTTTTAGAGACTTCTGTAAAGATAGGTTCATTACGTTTAATAATAAAATAACGAGTAAATTCTCCAATTTTATAATCTTGAGGAGTAGGTAAAATAGGAGAATAAGGTATAAAAACTTTACCTCTAGCGTCAGGATTAGGAATGGGGATTAATTCTTTAACATTAAAATCATTTGGAGTTTTACCAGTAAATATTCTACCATCATATAATTTATGATAATAGCCAATGTATACAACATTACTGATGGGAAAAACATATTCTTTTCCTTCTGTGTAAAGGTTGGTTTTTATTTTATTTTTAGGTATATACATAATATTAAAAATCATTCACTACCCAAATTGATTTAATCTTATTATTATAAATAAGTGTAGTTATTTCTTTAGCTTTATTAAAATCTTGTAAAACAGTGCCATTTTTATTACGAACACTAGACACAATTATGCATCCTTCAGAAGATTTCTCACTTGATCCCGCGTGTATTCTAATACCAGAGAAATCTAAATTTCCAGGACCATCTAAATTT